ATACAATCGTTACCTTGAGCAACTTGAAGCATATCAAGCTCTTTGATAACTTGTCTTTCAATCTTCTTAGAAACTTTATCTGCTTTACCAATCTTTTCGGAACGGCAATAATATAGAGTTTTAAGTCCTTTTTTCCATGCCATGAAATGTATGGCATGAAGATATTTAATATGGGCATCTGGTCTAAAGAATAAATTCAACGACTGTGCTTGGTCAATATATTGTTGACGGTCAGATGCTAATTCAATAACCCAACGTTGGTCAATTTCCATAGATGTTTTAAATACTGCTCTGTCATTTTCATCCAACCATTCCAAATGTTGAACTGAACCATCATTAGCAATAATACTACTCCATACTTCATCCGACCATCCTTCAGGATGAATCTCTGCGTGTTTTTGAATGATTTTGTCAAGCCAACGATTTTTATTTAAAAATGATCCCGATAGAGTGTCTTGACGGTATGCGTTAGCACGATAAGGCTCAATAGAAGGGCTAGTATTTCCCATAATGATAGACGAAGAAGCATTTGGAGCAATAGCCATAAGATGACTAAAACGCTGACCAGTACCCTCAGCATCGGGTGCTTCACCACGTTCCATACCGAGTTGTAAATTTGCTTCATTTAAACCCTCTCTAATTGTTTTAAAGATTTTATTATTAGCAACTTTAGCCATCACTCCTTCAAAAGCCACTCCCTTTCGTTGTAGGTAAGCATGAAAGCCCAAAGCACCGATACCAATGCTGCGCTCACGCATGGCAGAATACCTTGCACGCTCAATGGTGGGAGGAGCATTATCAATAAAATACTGAAGAACATTGTCGAGCATTTCAGCAACATCATGAAGAAATAACTTATTATCTTTCCATTCATCATAAGTCTCCAAGTTCAAACTAGACAAACAACACACAGCAGTGCGATGTTCGTTCGTTGGTAAAATAATTTCTGAACAAAGATTTGATTGATGTACTTTCAAACCTTTGTCTTTTAGAAATTGTGGCAGCATTCTATTACTTGTATCAATGAAGTGAATGTATGGTTCACCTGTGTGCATACGGAGTTCAATAATTTGTTGCCATAGATGTTTGGCTGATACCACTTCACGGACTTCACCGGAGTTTGGATCTACCAATTTCCAATCATCATTTGCTTCCGAATCCAACATACATTTTTCAATAATTTCCATGAAATCATCTGTGATATTAATACCATGATGTAAATTCAGGCAACGCACATTTGGGTCGCCTGTTGGTTTACGCATCTCTAAAAATGATATAATGTCGGGATGACTGATATCAAGATAAGCAGCATAACTTCCACGGCGAGTACGACCCTGACGGTAAGCAAGAGATGAAGCATCGTAAATTTTGAGGTGCGGCATAACGCCAGTACTTTTGTCGTCTGCACTACGTATACCAAAGCCAATACCAACACCACCGCCAAGCATAGAAAGCCAATTAGTTTCACTAAGATTATCAACTAGACCCTCCGCTGTATCTTCAATAAAGTTGAGAAAACAACTGATAGGCATTCCTCTTTTAGAGCGACCAAACGATAAGATTGGTGTTGAGTAGGAGAGCCAATGTTGTGATGAGTATTCATATAATCTTTGAGCATGCTCAGGGTTTGTTGAAAACGCTTTTGATACAAAGGCAAATCTGTGTTGTGGAGAAACTTCATCTTCTCGCATGTATGATTCTTGTAGTCTTTTGATTCCGAGTTCATCGAATAAACCATCTCTTTCTAAATCTATTTCTATTCCTAGATATTCCATATTTTTCCTTATTATTTTCTCAGAATACTTATAATATCTGGTGGTGTCCATCCTTCTGGTTTAAGGACTTTACCGTCTTCTCTTTTTAAAACTTTACCATTTTCTGAAATCTTGGCTAAGTTACTTCTTGCAACTTCATCCCAAACTTCTTGTTGTGGAATGTTTAATGTGTGTTCCAAACCTTCAATCACCCATTTAAGGTCAGCACAAGCATCAGCAATCTCTACTATGTTTCTTGTGCCAAATGCATATATCAATTCTTTATATTCTTCCATAATAAGATTTACATAAAGATTTGCCTGAGCACCAAAATCATTTGCATTTTGGTCACAAGCTTCCATAAAAGTTTTTACATCATTTTTACTGTTCATGTATGAATTCTCCCATCATTGGAAATATTTCTTCGATTGCATGACCACATAAAACAGCAACTGCTCTATGTTCTTCTTGTGTTCCCTTTTCTGTTCGGAGTTGTATATAGTGAACCCAAGAACGCAGTGTTCCATTCATATATAAACGTGATTTGGTCATACCTTCTGGTAATACTGCTCTCGCCTGTTCTTTAGCAATACCATTTGTAATAGCCCAATCATATGCTTCTTTTGCTTTATTGGCAACACCATTTTGGTAATTTTCCCACCAAGTTTGCAATGCTAGATTATCAGTTTTAGTACTATTCTGTCTATTCTTCAAATCTTGCATCCTCACTTCTTTCAATTCAAAACCCAAATCAGCGACTGCATATCGTTGACTAAATTCCTGAAAAGAAAAGGAACGGTGGCGTAATATCTGCCTTGCTATATCTCTTGTTGTTTCTATCTCCATACAAACGTTCACCATTTCTAGTGGTGACCAATGTTGGTTTTTGATAAGATAACGAACCAACTTTTCAGCTGTGTCGTTATTATTTTGATTTGCGGGATTTGAAACCCTAGCTGCGTAAGCAACTTGTTCCAATAAACTTCTTCCCTCTCTGTCTTGTGTGTATGATATAAGTTTAACGTGCATTCACTTTCTCCATTATGTTTTTTTCCAATTGATAAATTCCATCTTTGCTCTTAAATTAACAAAGGTATTTTTACTTATAAAATCTTGTATTTCATCAGGTGAGAAGCCACCATCCAAGACCATTTCATTCACATCTTTTTCTTTGATGATATCTGGCCAAATCACAACATTATAATGTTCTTCAATTGCCTTCTCCATCTGTTTATGTAGTTCTTTGTTCCGAGGTTCATTATCATATATCAAAACTATTTGTGATTTGTCGAATAATCTGGATGCTGCCATCAGGTTTGAATCGGCAGTAGCCACAGCGTTCTCCAGGAACATGGAGTCAATAGGACCTTCCAGAACATAGATAGTCTTCTCCTTGTCGATCCTATCAAGGCCGAAGACCTTATAATTATCTTTGTCAATCTTAACTGTGATATATCTTAACTTAGATTCACCCAAGGCACGACCTTGAAAGGCTACGAGATTTTTATCTTCATCATAGAATGGAATTACAAGCCTCGGATCGTCCTCTTTAAGTCCTTCTTTTTCAATCTGTAGGGAATCCACGAAACCCTTGAAATCTTCTGCAAAGTATAACTCCGAATGAAATTCCTCGGGTATCTTGCGTGACTCAACATACACTTTAGCATAATGTTCTTTTGGTAAAGACTTGATTGACGGGATGCCCAAAGTTTTCTTAAACTTCGGTAATTCAGTCTTAAATTCTTCAAAGTTTGGTTTGGCATAGTTATTTCCACCGGCTGAATCCTTATAACGTTCTAATGAATATTCTTTACATAATGTTGGATCAACTTTATCTAAAAAGTTGTAAAATGATGTGGATGCACCACAATTGTGGCACATGTAAAAATAGTTGTTCTTTTTTTCGTAAATATATCCACGTGACTTAGATTTATTTTTTTGTGAATCGCCACAGAGAGGGCACCTGAAATTATACAGGTCCTCTTTTTTCTGTGTGAATTTTTGAAGCTTCGGTGATACCCTCAGCAAAAAGGTTCTATCAATAAAAACTGACATAATAAATTGTTGTAAAGTTTACAAGAAACTCTATTATACAACAATTATTTGAAAAAGGCGAGTATTTTATCCATGTGGCCAGAAAATATTCCAGCCATTGATACAGCACCGGCAACCATCCATGTGGTTCTCTCACGGATTTTTTCTAAGCCACTTATCTTTTTGGCAAGTTCGGCGTGTTGAGTACAAGATACATCATACATTTCATCAAGTTTAATTTTTAAGTCATCACGTGTCCTGTCTAGACAATCGTGCATATCCCTAACATCAACTTTTAATTCATCCATTTTCTCATTAAGATTTTCAACCTTGGTCTCAACAATACCAAGTCGTTCTACAGTTGTTGCCATTTACTTTTTCACAGGAACTTCTGTGCCTTCTAGTTTCTTGTGAACCTTGATTGTTTTGCAATCTTGTGCTGGTTTGCCGGTCTTTTTATCCATAACTGGTTTACCGTCTTTACCAACTTTGTCATGGCAAACTTCTTTTGTCTCAGCAGCAAATACTGTTGAAGTTAATGTAATTAATAGTACTGTTAATAATTTTTTCATTTAAATCTCCGGTTGTGGTGCTGGGGCTGGTGCTAATTTACCACCAAAACCTGCTACTACTGCTGGCGTTGGTGTAACAACTGGACTAACCGGAGTTGTTGCAGGTACGTTAGGTGTTGTTGGCATGCTTGGTAGCAAGGATGGTTCATTCTTTGGTGCTGGTGATACTGTTGGTGGTTTATTTGCTGCATCTAAGGCCTTTGCTCTTAAATCTTTATCATTACCAGCTAACATGATACCAGATAAAGTACCAGTTAAGAATGTTGCGATTGGAATAATTAACTCAAAGAACTTTTGGTCAATCGGTGAGATTGCGTTCAATGGTTGTGTTACAAAGATAATTGAATAAAGAACAACAAAAACAATACCTGTCAATGTTAATGCTAAACAAATACCAATGAAAAACTTCAGTCGAGCCATCAACTGTTCTTCGGTGTACATAAATTGATTATTTTCCACAATTTGCTCCTTGCTGTGACTGCGGACAAACCGCTGGTTTTAATTGTTGTTCTGCTAATATATTCTGAGCTTCTTTTGGAGGACCTAATCTTGGATCTCTCTGACCTTTGAAGATATGTTCAGGACAAGTTCTTGTTACATCACATACAGGAAATTTACAAAAATCTTTATCCCAATTTTTTGGATCTTGACAAGGATAACGGAATCTATCGCCACCAAAAAATGCTAATGTTAGTGGTAATATCAATAACCCAATTGCAACTAAAAATAGTTTTTTATCTTGCATAATTAAACTCCTAAAACATGAAGTGCATGTTCGTAGTGTTTAATACGGTCTTCAAGACCAATTGTACCACCATTGATACGTTTTGTTAATGTGAGTATATCACCTTTGTCTGCCCATTGGTTTAGATTATTTGATTCCCAAAACCAACATGCAGATTGTGCTGCGCCTTCAAAAGTGGCCAAATAATCAGATGCTTCTTCTGGTGTAATTTGTAAAGAGTCGGCAAATGCAACATAGTTTGATTTACCCGTCAACTGAATTAGACCACGACCACAATATTTGTATCCATCACCTGATGCTTCGTCACCATTACCCATACGATTAGCATAGATTCTACTAGCAATCGCTTCCTGTTTGTTTGGTTTGGCACAATATTCATTTGCCAATTCATCGGTTGGGAAATACTTACCAAACAACTTACGTAATGTTGCTGGTTTATAATTTAAGTTTTCTTTTAATGCTGTAAAACCACCAGATTCATGAGCACATTGTGCCATGAATGCAGCAATACGTTGTGGTGTATTGATTTCATAATCCGGTAATAATTGAGATAAGGCATGGTGCCAGTAATCAATATATGGATTTTTTGGAAGTAATTGTTTTAATTGTTCTTTTGTCAGTTCCATAATATCCCCTAAACAGTAAAACTGCTACCACAACCACATGTGTGTTTAGCATTTGGATTTGTTATAACAAATTCTTTTGTCATCAATTCATCTTTATAATCAATACTAGCACCTTGTAGATATTGCATACTCATAGCATCAACTAATACTTTAAATTCACCTAATGATACTTCAAAGTCATCTTCATTTTTAATTTCATCTAGTGTAAAACCATAATTAAAACCAGAACAACCACCACCTTGAACAAAAGTTCTAAGTGAGATATTCGGATTATTTTCTTCCGCTAGTATGTCTAAAATCTTAGACTTTGCAGCACTTGTTATTGTAATCATTTATAGCGGCCTTTATAGCATCTTCTGCAAGTATTGAACAATGTATTTTAACCGGTGGGAGGGCAAGTTCTTCAGCAATTTCTGAATTACTAATTTTTCTCGCTTGGTTAAGTGTTTTTCCTTTGATCCATTCGGTAACAAGGCTTGAACTTGCTATTGCTGAACCACATCCGTATGTTTTGAATTTTGCATCTTTTATTATTCCATCTTCTACTTTAATTTGAAGTTTCATAACATCTCCGCAAGCAGGTGCGCCGACCATACCAGTACCAATGGTATCATCAATAATACTAAAACTACCCACATTCCGGGGGTTTTCATAATGGTCAAGCACTTGTTGAGAGTAAGCCATTATTTTTTATGGCTTCCACCACAAATTGGACATTCTTCTTTGTTCATTTTACACTTTCAAAAATGTGTTTTTGTATTTTATACCATTCAATCCATGCATCATTTTTCACAGCACAATCATAATATGTAGAATAATTTATTGTTATTGTTGTAGCAATATCACTAAGTTTTGAATCTTCTTTTAATAATTGTAATTGAGGACAAGACTGTAATGAGTATTTAGGTGCTTCAGGAAATTTAGCCGTAACAGGAACTGTAGTGGAACACCCAACTAACATTAATACTAATAATAAGTACTTCATTTTGTTGCTGCCTTATTAATTACTTCAATGAATTCTTTTGGTATTTCACATTCACCACCAGGAGCAAATTTTGTGTCATATTTAACAACTTCACGGTCTATGTACTGTTTAACAATAACTTGCTTTTGAACAATTTTTTCTTTTGCTTGTTCCACTTTGTTATTTATTTGTACATTGGCTTCCCTAGACTGTTCTTCTGCCTTAGCAACTTTGGCTTCCATTTCTTTAACACGGTCTTCCCATGCTCGATTGTCATAAATGGCACCAGACATAAATGTACCAAAAACAATAGCCAATACTGAACCAATCTGTATCGGTTTACGATACATGTATATAAAAGGTATTGGAATGTATTTGAAAAGATATGTTGTAGTGAATCCTATCAACCCAACGAGGAAGATTCCGTAAAATATCCAGTCAGGCAGAAATTTTAAAATCCACATTTTACATCTTTGGTTGTTTACGATTTAAAAATGACATTACTGGATTTCTTTTTTTCGATACACCAGGTTCACCGCCTTTGCCACCGGATCCAGCAATGTTTCCACCGCCGACATTATTAACAGGAACACCACCGGCAGCCATGCCATCTTCTTTTACAACTTCTTCTGTACGCCAGCCACCACCCATAGATTTATATTTTTTTGATGCCCAGCCATTGGCATATGCTGATGGATATACTGCGAATTTGGATTTGGCTGCAGCCTTTGCTTTTGCCCATTTTTCTGGACTAGTTGGAACATTTTTCTCATCAATTTGTTCAACTTCTTCTGGTACACAATTTGGTACCATACGATTACCTTTTTTCTTCATGCCTTTAGCTGTGTATCCTGTCCAACAGGCTTCATCCACTTCTTTTTTCCTTTGAGCATTACTTTTTCTCATAGGACTATCTGGATTTTTATATGGAGTTTTTCTGAATCCATCTGAATCATAATTGCCGGATTTCTTTTTTGCAATTGCTGTTGCTGCGGCTATAGCAGCAGCTGCACTTTCTGTTCTTACATTAATTGGTGCACCACGGCGTTCTGGATTTGGATCTTCTCTACGTTTTCTTTGAGCAGCAGATGCACGACCTTCTTTACCTAATGCATGTGCTTTGGCTTGAGGTAAACACTTTGGTTTGCCTTCACCTGGATCTCTTGCGCAATGGCCTTTAATATTACCTTTGGTGTCCATGCGAACCCATTTTTGTTTGAACCATTTACGCAAATCTTCATTGATAGATTCTTCATCTTCTTTGATGTTCTTTTTGGCCAAGTCCATTGTGATACCCTTAGCAACAGCAGCACCGTGGCCACCTTCACGAGCACCTTGTTCGTAATACTCTTTTGTTTTATCTGTCAAATGTTTTTTTTGACGAGCAATTTCTTCCGAATCTTGTTTTTTTGTGGCTTCTGGACCTAAAAAGTCTTTAAATGATTTCATATTGCTCTCAATATCTCTAGTATATTAGTTTCTAGTGGAATGTCTTGTGTATAGATGTTCTTACCTCTAATACCATAAATTACATCTGGCATAATGTTTAGATAAGCAAGAAACGTTTTCAATATATCATAATCACGTTCATCTATCCTATAGAACAATATTCTTGCTGTAGCAATTGGACCAAAAACATTGTTCAATAGTATGATATGATTTAAAATTAATCTTTCTTTGACGGATTTGGTTATCTTATATCTACGAAATAACCTTTTTAGGTATTTTGTTCTTTTGATATCTCCGTCAAATTCAGATTGTATACAATGTGGTGATGTATAACATTTTATAGCATACATCAAAAAATTGTCATCATTTAAATCATCAAACATATTGAAAGGGGGGTAATTAACCCCCTATTAATTAAGCGTCAGGTAAAGAAATATCGTCTGATCCGTCACCTACAACTGTAGATAAAGCAACCAAAGTTTCGAACGTCACACGTCCAGCACGGCCACCTGCGCCAACTTTTTTCAAGTTCCATCCAACGTGAGTTGCATGTTCTGCGCCAGATTGACCTTGACTTAAACCACGGTCGGAAACAGCAGTAGCACCAACACCTGCAACGATTGTGAAGTATTGACCTGCACCGCCTGTTGTAGTTAAGTCAATAACAATGTTATTTGCTGCGTTTGCGGCTGTTGTAGATAGTGAGAATCTATTGGTATCAACTGGAGCAACATAGTATGTTGTACCATTTAATAGACCACCGATATTTGATGAACCGTTCCAGTTATAAACAACTGCAGCACCGTTTGCTTGACCGTGTGATGTATACATAATCACATCGTTTGCTGCAATTACTGTTGCAGTAGGAACAGTTATAACAGGTACTTGAATTGTAACAGCTGGATCCGATGTGTAACCAACACCTGTGTTGGCGACTGTAATGTTACTAACTTTACCACCAGAAATTGTAGCTGTTGCTGTAGCACTATATGCACCAGCACTAGCTGCAATAGTAACACTAGGTGCTTCAACGTAACCAGAACCATAATTTCTTAATGATATATCTGTTACATTGTCACCACCAGCGGTAGTTTCAGTAGCATCAACCATAAACAAACCAAGAGTTGTATCTTGTGTATATGCTTGAAATTGTGTATTTCCATACAATAATGCAACGTTTGCTGCTGTTGGTGCAGCTGCAGAAGGTGCATTAGTTTTGACTACAGTATTAACTGCCCAATATGGTGCGTTAGCTGCGTTATCGTTATTTCCCCAAGATGACATTTTATTCTCCTTTTAACCGAGGGTTATCTTTATATTTATCTGTTATTATTTTTTCGTTTGGCCGATTAATCCAGGTTTGAGTTTCATCATAGGATCAATTTCTACTACGTCCCGTGGAGTACCAGTTAATGTAGTTCCACCAGACATTATTGCTGCAGCTTGTGTTTTACCACCAACAGCTTCAATTTTTTTTTCGGAATCAGTCAATTTTGGTTTCTTACCATAGGTAACAACTGATTTATCTTCTTTTTCCGAATCAAAAGTTTCTTCTTTCATGTTTTTTCTGTTGTATATCGATTTGATGATACGAGCAGACTTTGACATTTGGATTAATTTCTTATTTTTATCTTTTGGTGCCACATCATCTGGATTGTTAGCACAATCACATGGTGCTTCTGTGGCAGCCTTTGGATCTAAAGTATTTTCTTTTCGCAAATTATCAATCTGTTTACCAGTTGCTTTCATGACATTCAACCAACGGTTTGCAGATTTCTTGTACTGACCTTGTGCATGTAAAGCATCAGCAGATTTCTTTGCTTTTTCTTTATAACTGGTTAAAGTTGAGTCTTTTAGTTCCGAAATAATATTTGTATCTTCTGGATGTTCAACAGAATCTCCTGTCCAATTTCTTCCAGGTTTATTGTAATCCTGACTTGCTCCTGACATTATGTGAGCAATTGCTTTTTGATTATTTTCGGGATTACTTCTATATTTTTCTCCTGCCTTCATTGCCAATGTGTGAGCACGTTTAGATTTTGCTTTATCTCCAGCATCATATGCAGCGTGAGAAACGGCAATCAATTTGTCTCCACGTGGACCATTGTAAGATTCATCAGCCTGTTCAACTTCTTCCATCATGCGACCTTTATGTTCAATGGAAACAATTTTAGAACCAGGATCGTGTTTAGTTACCAGTTTGTGTGCATGTTCTTCATTATCTGCTTTAACATTATATGATTTAGTATCGGTCTTAACATGATATTTTTGTTTAATTACTTTTGTTGGACCAAAATGTTTGTCTTGCCAAGGATCATGAGCTTCTTTCACATTCTCATTCTTACTTACAAGATAGTTACCAACAGTAGACATATAGTCTGTAGCTAAAGTAATCTTGGCTTGAACCCATGCTGGTAATTGTTTCTCATAGTCTTTACCAATATAAGAACGGATCATGGCACAACCACGTTCTAGTTCTTCTATCTGAGTCAATACCATACCACTTTCATCATCTAACATCTTACCCATGGCGATAGCGATATGATTTTCTTTGACCAACTTCTGTGTAATTTCATCATAATGTGACATATCTAATGGAACATCATGTCGCATATTGATTAGGCGTTCCACCATATTGTGTAGTTCAATATCGGTCTTCATATCTTCACGGGTAAATTCCAAAACACGAATTAATAATGGAATGTCAAAACAAACCGTATCTTTTTCATCGGTTTCTTCATACATATGATCCTTCTTCCATTTTAAAAATTCACCCATTTTAGAATGAGCAACTTTTTGGTCTTTAGTAACGGTTATTGGATTTAGGCCTCTGGATTTAAGAAACTGATTTAATACAGCATCTTCGTTGATATTAGCCTTTGCTGACCAAGGATCACGTGGGTCGGTACCAAAAGTTGGTTTGTCACCAACAGGTTTCTTAATAATTGATTTTACTAAGTCTGCTCTTTTTGACATTTTTATTCCGATGTACCTGTTTTACCTAACATCTCATTTCTCATTCTAGCCAAAGATTTCTTTGCCATTGATTGAGCGTGTTTCATAGGTTTAGCATCATTTGTTGCAAAATTTGGTTGTGAACCGACACCAGCATCCATCATTGGATCTTTACCTTCTTTTACTTCTTGTTCTGGTTTTTCTTTTTGTTTAGAACCACCATAACGTGAACCTTCTTTTTTACCTGAACCACCATTTGGTTGTGGTTGTGAACGCTTCTTAACATCATTAAGCATATCGTCCCAACCTTCTTCAACAGTTTCTTCATTCGTTGGTTTCTTACCGGTTTGTGGTACACCCATCTTGCGCTGTAGGTCTTTACGTTGATCCTCATCGGAACCACCAGTCAAAGCTTTGAAAGCTTTCTTCGCAACATCTTTTAGACCTTCATTAACAGCTTCTTCATTCTTTTTTGAGTAGTATGCTGCCAAGGCCATTTCTTTACGTTTAGCTTTAGATTTACCAGCAAATTTAGGATTGTCTGAATGTACAAAGTCGTGGATCCAAGTTCCAGCAGAAGCATCTTTAGAAATAACTTCATTGATAAGTTCATCTAAAACTGGTTCTTCAAACTTTTCTTTCATGTGTTTCAATGTCAGAGCTAAACGAGCACGTTTACCTGCTTTACCAGAATCATGTTTATGTTTTTCTGCATAATCTTGTGTAGACATACCGGCTTTCTTGGCTGAAGCAGTCTCAGCACCTGGATGTTTGATAGCATTAGCAATCCAGTTCTTTTCCTCTAAGGATTCAACTTCTTCTGCCTTCAACTTAACTTTTGAAGATTTGCCATCAGCACCTGGACCAACATCATCACCTTTTTTGGCTTTTAGTTTACCAGTAAGAGTATCTTCTGTTCGGTCAGCTTCTTCTTTCATTTTCTTTTTGGCACGTAAAAGTTTGAAATCTTCACCATCAATCTTACCATTATGATTGGCATCAATCTTGTCTTGGTTACCTTTCAATTCTTCTTCGACTTTCTTTTTGCCACGGAGAATTTTAAAATCTTGTGCATCGATTTTGCCATTATGGTTGGCATCAATCTTGTCTTGATTGCCTTTAAGTGCTTCTTGTTGTAAGATTTGACTTACAGCATCAGCAACAGGATCTTGTTTTTTTAAGTTTATCATTATTGTTCTCCGTTTAACAGTTCCACTTACGTAGGGATTTATTTATTCTTGAATCTGGATCATGTGCTGTAGCAGCAGATGTTAATCTCTTTTTCATTCCTGACATTCTAGCACAAAATGATTTGCGTCTATTTGCTGCTTTGGATCCAGGTTTTAGTTTAGAAGGTTTAGTTGTAACAGCCATAGAAAGTTTAGAACCTGGATGTTCCGCACGATAAGATGCAATACCTTTACGATTGAGTCCACCTTTTGGATCTTTACCAGCCGAACGTTGCCACGCTGGAGATTCTTCTAAAAATTCTAGGAAAGATTTCATTTTTTCTTTTTTTTCTTTTCTATTGTTACACCAATATTGTCTTTTGGATTTTGCATCGGTTCTTTGTTTGATGCTCCTCCTAGAGTACCACCGACACCCATATCATTTGCACCTGGATCGTCAATAGCTTCCAATACCTTATTCCTGAATGACCTAAAATCTCTTTGTTCTCTATATGTCACATCACCTAGGCCTGACATTGGGTATACTGTTCCCTGTTGGCGAGTGTCATATTGTGGACCAACTCCATCAACATTTCTCATACGTTGACTTACAGTTGGTGAATTGGTCCAACGTTTTTTGTTTAGTTTGTCTTTGTCTTTGGAGAAGTTGCTTTCTTTGTCGCTTGAGTAGACTTTGATGTGCGGGTTTTTTTCTTCGGAGTAGGTTCTGTAGATGTAACTACTTCTTGGCTTTCTACCATCCCACTTGATGTTGTCTGCGTTGGAATCTCCTGCACGGTTGTCGGGACTAATGTCTCCTGGACCGGCTGCGGCTGGACTTCCACCTTTTCTGAGCTTGATGGACTTGTTTTCGTTGAACCTTTGAACAAACCTAGAATTTTTCTTAACATTTTCATTTTCCTTAAACAAAGAATTATAACTTCCTATATTTAGCGACATATGGTTTTCTAACCAAATATTTGCCGTCTCCGTATAAGATTCGCCAGATAGAAAGTCATCAATTTTTCGATATGTGTATGTGATATCTTCTTGTATTGATTCCAGTCCAAAACTATTATCAAAATTTACAAATCTATTGAAATTCTGACGATATGATTCTTTGCTTGATTGGGCTAGTTCCCACTTCTCTTGTCTAATTGACTCCGATACCATTTTAGTCAAACGTTCATTTCTTTGTTTACTGGCTTCATTTGTTGTGTCAACAAAAACAATCATGGTTTCATAACCAAGCTCTTCCAATTCTTCTTTGATTGTAATCATTCTGTAATGGTCATCAGCAGGACCATTAATAATCAAAGGTGAACGGGAACGAATGGCTTCTCTACGATAGTCTTTTGTAGTTTCAGACAACTTTTGTTTATCCATTAAGTAGTCGAAAGCCTGAATTGAATTGATTTCAACTGCACCTTGGTGTGGAATAGATTCACGAATAACAACATCTTTACCTGAACCTGGTCCACCAGTTACAAAAATTGCTTTGAATAATCCATGATAGGATGATTCGTGTAAACCCATACCTGTACGAGTATCATGCATCAATTCTCTTGCATGAGTGTCTGAAACGTGTGATGGAACACCTTGTTTAAATGATTTAATATCTTTATTCTTGGCATGTTCACGCATCTTGGTACCAGACATACCAGTTGTACCTTCAGCATCAGGGTCACGGTGACCAGCCGAATGTACATGAATTTTCTTAAAGTTATACAAAGCACCTTCGTGTGGTCCATTGTATTTGTTTAATGTGTGTTTCATTTCATGAACACGGTCAGAACCAACTACCATATGTAAATGTGTTACACCTTGTTTGTGTAATTTTGCTGCATGGTGCAGAAAAGAAGGATGTTCTTTGTTAGACGCTTCAAAATGTGTACCAGGAGAATATCTCTTTAGGTGCTTTAATTTTTGTGAAGCAGATAAAGGATTCTTATTTTTATCTTGTGAATGTGAAGTTACAACAGTATGTTGTGCATTATGTTTTTTTGCAACTTCTTTGACCTTATCAATTAACTTCAAATGACCAGTGGTTGGCGGATTCATGCGACCAAAGGTCATAACGTGATGCACATCACTACCTTTATCTTCTTGCAATAAATCTAGAAAAGACTTCATATATTAATGTCCAGCGAGGACACTTACTCCAGTTAATGGTCCGTTAACGTGTTTAACTTGTAAACTCATAGCTTTTTTGCCATGTTCATCATGTTCGTGTTCGTGTGTCTTAACAGTTATATTACCTTGTCCTGATTTATGGAAAGATAAGTGGTGCGCACCTTTTATTTTGTGGTACATTTCATTGTCTGATGGATCGGTTGCATGTGCAGTAGCTGGTTTATCGTGGCCACCTGAACCATGAACCTTAACATAAGGCAAAGAATGTTCAGAATTACCTTTTACATAAGTGTGTAAAATATGGTGTTTTAATTCTTCTGGATGACTTTGAGCCATCTTAGAATAACCTTTATGTAATTTGTCTCTAACTTCGGTGTTGATTTGTTTGGAATGTTCAACACCTTTGTGGTACGTTTCACTTGTTTTGTAATTTGGATTTTCTATTTTCTTTTCTGAATCCAAATGTTTAGGTCCCTTGATTGTTCTGATGGCCGCAGCTTTATTTGTACCAAGTTTATGTTTATCCATAAATTCTTGGTGACGTTTAGTTACATGGGCATGAATATCATATTCGTTTGTTGAATCACTCATTTTTTATCCTAAATGCTTAGTTAGAAAATTACCAACTTCTGTTGTTCCACCATTATGAAACCCAATTGCGTTGGACTTACTAGATTTTGCAGATAATCCTAAATGTGCATGTTTGGCTTCTTTTGGCTTCTTATGGAATTTGACTGCAATATCGGATGGATTTTCTTGTTGTGATGCTTTGATGCCTGTTTTTCTTTCGATATCACCAGGTTTAGGTGTCAAATGTACTTGATGTACACCTTCATATCCTTTTTTCTTGGCATGTTCTTTAAAAACACGAGCCTGTTCTTTTGCTCTATCTTCTTGTGTTTTTACTTCATTTGTGCCATATTTTTTATCATGTTCAGCCAGTTTGGAATGATGATGTTTATCTTGTGATTCGTGGTCTTTATCAATATATTTTCCACCATTTAGATGTTTTGCTAGTTGTGTTTCATTATATCCACCACGGTTGGCATTGATTGCTCTAGATGCTTTTTTTGCTGCTTCTATATTTGCTTTGTGTTTATCAGATAGTGGTGGTTTTTTTAATTCTGTAATGAGTTCTTCATGTAATTTATCTATTAGAATCATTCCATGGTTGTCTTTTAATTCTTGTTTCAATTCTTTTGGAGACATATGACCCGAAAACGTATGCGTTAAATCACCAAATTTATTATGCATATGGTAAATATTTTCTTCTGGGTGACGAGTCAATTTATATACACCTTTAGTTGGATGTAAAAAAGAAATGTTTCCTTTTTTGACTTCTTCTTTTATATAATTTTTAAAATTTATCATTTTCTTACCTTCAATAAATTTTGCTTGGCAAATTCTGCACGATTAACTAACTTGGTTGGTTCATTTTCATGATGAACAACGAAACCTTCTGGTTTAGATTTTTTACCATTAATATGATGTTGGTAATTACCTTCGTGTGTCTCTAATGAACCCACTAAATGATTTTTAGCTTGTTGTAAATGGTGGTGCATTGTTAACAAATTACCATAATGTTGTTTATTCTTTTCAACATGAGCAATTTGTTTTTCACCTTCGGATGTTTTCTCAGTTTTGGATTTTTCTGTTTTAACTTTAGAAGCCATTTTTTCATGTACATCTTTTAGATGTTCTTTGAATCCTTTGACTGAAGGAACTTCATCATGTCTTACTGTTTTATTGATATAAGTTGATAAATGTCCTTGTTCACCTCCGTGAGATGGATGAACCGCATCATACATTTTGTGACCATGTGTATCATGTATTTCTTTGGCTGCTGCCATGTGTTTCTGGAAACCATGTTCATTTGCAGATGAATGTTTTACTTTAGATGTATCATGTTCTGCGCCGTGTATATGCACATCTGGATGTTCTTTGAAATTTTCGTGGTCAACATGTGGTGAGGCATGTTTCATATCATCACTGTATTTACTGTGTACAACCACACCAACTTTAGATTTTTTTATCTTGTCCGCTTCTTTACCGTGGGCAGTATAGGTGATTGTATTTGGAGTAAATGAAACCTTATTCTTTTGAGCTTCGAATAAATGTTGTTCATTCAATGTCTTGGAATTTGCATGATGCATCAAGTCACCTTGATATACACCAGTCTTTGGTGTTACTTTTGGTAGGTGTTTCAATGCATGTTTCAGTGCATGAGCAAGACCTGGAGCGTGTCCATGGTTCTTGTCAATATCTTTTTCTGTGTGGTTAATCTTTGGATTTTTATTGAAAGCAGACTTAGTTGCAACAAAAAACTTACCATTCTTAGGATGATGACCAAAAACAATCGATGGAGAACCATCATATTTCATAGTCAAATTACTATTCTTGGTACCTGCCGTCATATGAGCATGTGCCTTCATCAATGCAGCATGAGCGTGTTCAAAACCAGCATGGCCGTGCATCAATGGACGGTCCTCGGCGTGGTGGATGTGTTTAAGTTCTCCACCTTCGGATTCTTCCTTTAAAAAGGATTGAAATGTTAACATAGATTTATACCCTTAGAAATGCAACACACTTTGGTTGCCTATGGGTTATTTATAAAGGATTATACCACAGACCAACAAAAATGTGAATTGTTCGATCCGATATATAGTCGTCAATAATGTTCAATCTGGCCAGTTTCCGCTAACCACCCCCAACAATGAACCTTATCAAATTCAACCAAATATTCTTTTGGTATATTTACCCAATGAGCATGTTCAGTATCGAATTGATTTAATAGTGGTACATTTTTCTGAATAACTTGTAAATAATTATCTATTAGTGATATACAGAAAGAGAACATTCTGGTAATAAGAAGGTGTGATGGTGTATTTGTATTCCTCCAGGTCGGAATTGCTTTTTTGAAGACATATTTACCAAATAGGTTATCATATTCTTTAATATCAAACGTGTCTTCCAACTCAGACCTTGCGGAGAATTTGAAGATTCTTTTCACATTCTTCAGTAAATTATTCTGTTTCAATGCATGTAAGGTGTAAAATATTAATATATTTTCAGATTCACCTTTCATCCGATTCTCAGAACACCTTCTAACATCTGGTTGTTCACTCATGTCAATATAGGCATTACACAATTCAGCAATGGCTTGTTTTTCCAAATCAGATACCGGTCGTATTGATACATCTGAAAATACTATAATAGCTTCCGGTAGAATTTTACGAATAGATTTTAATGAAGCAATAGTCTGTGCAAACCTATCATCATCACTAAAAGAACCCATATTAGGTTTAAGTGAAGATGTAACTATGAATAAATTTTTATCAGGTATCATAGAAAATCTCCTAAATTATCTGAATCACGTTTTAAATTGATAGCTGAAGCCCTAGGATAAGGATTAGCGTTATTGTAATCATTAATTAGAATACGATTTGAATTTTGTAATCCATCAATATAACCAAAACTCATAAATCCAAGTTCGTATAACATTTGTCTAGTTTCAGCACGAAATTGTGGTTCTCTTGCCGTAACAAAAAATATTTGAGCACCTAGGTCTTGTTGTTTCAGGAGTCTTTGTATATTCTCAGTCAATGGTTCATATGATTCACCACCTACCAGGTCCAATCTGGACTGTGCTTTGATGATTGTACCGTCAATATCACAGAAGATTACTGGTTTGTTGTTGTATTCAAACCAATCTTGTGCTGTTCCAACATCGAAATAATTATTGACTTTCTTTTCGGAAAATATAATACCATCATTGATGCAGCGACCAATTACATCTGAAACGAATAATTCACCTTGATGTGAGATTTGTTCGAATGTGTTCATATACAATGCAGCTGATTGGAATTTATAACCACCTACACAGAATGTATCGGACACCACAGACTTTTCAATAATGTCTTTGATGATACCCTGTTCATTTGAAATGACAAAACTTTTGGATGATAATTTTTTTAATACTTCATGTTCGGATATTTTTGAAACACAAATATAATTATCAGCAGTATAATCATGCTCAAAGAAACTATCACAATCTTTAATCAATATGGATTCATCAAAATTAATTTCCATGTTTGATAAGATTTGATATACTGTATCTGCTGGACCTTTGGTTGGATTATCCAAGATTACAATATTAAGTGTGTTACCAAATTCATGTTTCAAGAATTGACTGGCATTGTATTTCTCATCATGTTCTTTTAGTATACCAATAGTTACTTTAATATTTTCACGTAAATATGGCCGGATAGCATTACCGACCATTAATTCGTGTTTGTAATCATATAATAAGTATTTTGGTTTCATGCCAGGAAATCTGGTTGATAGTCCTGCGGCTGGTACAATTACTTCCATAATCTTTTAATCTCTTTCATAATAAATTCATAATCTTTATCACCTTTGGTTGTGTGTAGATACACCCTCAATAACATTAATATTAAAAGTGTATCATCAAAAGCATCGGGATAAAGCCTTTTTAATTTGTCTTGTATATTTTGTAATTTGATATCAAGTCGAATGTTTGTGTTTCTTAGAAACCATTTACATTCAAGGTCTTGTCTGAGTTTTGCAATGTCAAATATATAAGAATCATATTCTATTGTAACTGCATCAATCATATAAAATCCATTATCTTTATGTATAATGTTTTCCAATGTCAAATCACCATGGTACATTGATTGTGGTAACAATCTAGGTAATCTATTCAGTAATTCTTTTTTGGTGAATGGTAAATCTGTGTTGCTGTCCATCCATTCCAATTTCTTTGAATACACATCATAATAATCTTTGTATGTTGATGTATCACCAAAAGAATCGATAATATCTTCAATAAAATTTGTCAATTGACTTGTACCATTGTGTTTCAAATATGTTTTCATATCCAAACCATGTATATACTGCATATTCAGTATATTATCTCCACAATTGTATATTTCAGGAACAGGATAACCTCTTTCAAATAATTCAGTCAATCTTTCGAAATTTCGTTCTACGTTATTTATTTTTTTAACGTACAAACCATTCTCGTTTTCCATCAGATATATTTGACTACCAGAATGTCCTGTTAATTCTTTTATGAGTTTTTCCATCGTTCAATATCATCACGAATCAGAGAATGCCATGTTCCGTTGTAATTGCCGGGAGGAAATGGATTATTCATATCAACATAAACAAGTTGTTCGCCGTGTAAGCCATGCTGAAGTAAATTTTCACGCATCATGTCTTCGCCAATAAATTGAACACCAAATGTATAATGTCTATCTATTTCATTATAGGTTGACATATATTTCATCATATTTTCTTGTGAACTAAAAGCAAACTGGTCGTTACCAAAGTTTCTTTCAGGTACCATTCTACAGTTTGGTATATACAACTTGGTATTATCAAATTCCTCAAATGGAATTTTTAAATTCAAAGCATAATCAGTACGTGATTTGATAACCCAATCGTATTGTACTTGGGAAGATTCCAACAATTGACTGGACTGATACATCGAATACAACATAGAATGAGTAAATCTCGGAGGATGTTTCTCCGGATTTGGACTATTTTTGTAGATATTATCGAAATCACCAACGATTGGTTCGTCAGATTTAAAAACTTTTGGATTATATAAACTATTTAATTTATCTTCTTCGTCAAATTTCCATGTGTGAATATAAACATCCACATCATAATGATCCAATAAATTACGTTTGTAGTATTCATAACCCTTTTCAAAGGATCTGGCTTGTCCGGAAAAACATAGTGCTATTTTCATCTTATCCTCACAGGAATATTTAAAATTTGATATGGTGTCTTTGTCATAATAAAATGCCTCAATAACATCATATGTGGATTATAACTATGATATTTATGTACATTTATATTGTTTTCACCATATTTGTGTACGTGTCTCAACCAATCTTCAAACTCAGGTTCAAATTGTGTTGATAACAATCTTTCATACTCATCAAAAACAAAATAGTTATTTGCTAGATTGAAAGGCATGATTGCAAATATATCCGACATTAGGTTGTAACATTCGGCTTCCGGTGTTATTAATGAATCAACGTTTTCAAATTTAAAAACTTCATCAAATATAATATCATACCTAGAATAAACCAAAACATCATATTCATCTTTGATTAAATTAAATGCAGACCTTCTCGCATAGTGCATAGAAGCTATATTTGCGATAGGATCATTAATAACCAATTCTGTTTTTGGATTATTATCTCTTATCCTTTTTTCCATATCCTGAAATCTTTGATGATAATCATCCGTAGACTCATTCAGTATACGATTTTCTTGTACACCCAATTTTTCAATTACTGATTTTAATTGTCTTTCACTTTCTTGTGCATCTTTATCTTTCCAGAGATGACAATAAACATCCAATTTATTTGAATCAATAAATCTTTTAATATTTTCCCACATTGAGTCAAAATTTCTATAATGACCAGAGAGAATTATACATTGTTTCATTTGTACCAATACCAAACATCACATTCTGTGGTTAATATTTGCTTATCAACTTTGGCAGCAAATTCTTTGACTGCACGATTTACACCTGTGATTGCTGTATAATCGTGACCAGAAAAAATACCACCAGGTTTTAGTTTAGAATAATAATTCAAACAATCTTTAGTTAATTGGTCATATGTATGAAGACCATCAATAAAAATAAAATCAAAACATTCTTCTTCAAATTCGTTAACTGCATCATCTGAAGTTGTTCTCATGTGCAGAAATCTATTTGAGTAACCCTTCAATCTATTCGTCATTCTGTTATAGATTTCTTCACGTTCATTTAGATTGGCACCATTCCAATCAACATAATTCATGTAAGGATCAATTGAAGTTAGATGTAATGTTGGATTAGAATCTAACAAAAAATTACTGGTATCACCAATGTCACATCCAATTTCAAGACCAATTGGATCTTCCATGTCACAAATCAATTCACCCAAACCATAACCCGAACACTTGAAAACAGGAACTGATTGCCCAAAAGCCTGTGTCTCAGTATTAAATGTAATTATTTCACTCATCATTTTTCTCCATTAATGTACCATTGTACTAATTGTTTTATTCTATCTTTAGTTGAAATTTTTGGTTCCCAACCTAAAGACTTCATATATTCACCTGAAATCAGATACCTAAAATCGTGTCCTGGTCTTTCTATATTCGGATCAGTCAACTCATATTTTAGTTCTTTGTTCATGGCTTCCGAAACCAACTGAGCAATTTCCAAATTGTTTAATTCAACATTACTTGATATATTAAATTTTGGACATTTTCCACCACGATGATTTTCTGGAAATTCAACGTTATTGAGTTTAAGTAAAAACAATAAAGCGTCAGCCACATCTTGTGCATGTAGATAACATCTACTGCCGATATAATTTGTTTTTGTGTTGATATGTATCGTTAGTGTTTCATCATTCTTTATTTTTTCCATACACATTGCGATGTATTTTTCTGGATTTTGTCTCTCACCATAAATGTTCATCGTATGAGTTACATATAATGGTAATTTATAGGTGTTTTGATATGCAACACACAATTCTTCTGATGCAGCCTTAGAAGCAGAATATGGATTCGATGCATTATATCTATCATATTCAGTAAAAGGAATTTCTCCGATTGAAGGTCCAAATACTTCATCGGTTGAAAAATAAATCATTCTTTCCAAATTTGGAAGAATTCTAGCATACTCCAATAAATTGGCTGTACCTATAATGTTTGAATTTATAAATTCTAGGGGATATTTTATAGACCTTGTTACATGTGATGCTGCAGCTAGGTGTAGAATGATATTAACATCACCTAATTGGTCTACTAGTTGTTGATTAAATTCAGCACGTAAATCATGATAAACGACTTTAACTCTTTTTTTATTTTCATCAGAATGTGATTTTAATATTTCATTTATACGATTTAGATTACCAGAGAAATCTAGTCTATCTAAACTGATAATATCATAATCAGTATTTTTTAAAAAATAATCTATAACGTGGTGCCCAACAAAGCCAGCACCACCGGTCAATAACAACTTTTTCATACCAAAATCACCTTTATGTTCTATAAATGAAATAATTACTCATATCTTCTTGTTGATACTTTTTCTGTATATATTCTTTCCATTCTGGTACCCTATCGTATTGATGAACAATATAGAAAGGTTTACCTTTAGAAGTATATACAATGTTATCTTTATATATTGGCTCTGGTTCCAGAAGTTTAGGTCTGAAGTCGTGCATCTTTCTAGGATCAGCAACCGTACCTGCATGACAAGCCCATGCGTCTCCTTGTTTTGCATACAATACAACATCTTTATATGGATGAGTTTGCATCAACAAATTAAATGTACCTTGGTCCAAAGCAGCAGGTACTCTTAATGCCAGTAAATAATTGTGTAAGAATAAGTCAGCCAAATATTCTGGTTTTCCAGCTAAAACACCAACACAATAAATTTCACAATCTTTGAACTGTTCATAAACATATGGACCAAATGTATCCATCAAGTTCTGGTTACCCCAAGCTTCATCTTTGTATATCAAAGCTTCTGAACCTGCAACAATCTTTTTGTCACCCAAATTCTCATCCAACCATTCAAAAGGATTACCTTGAAAATACACATCCTTTAAATCGGTCATAACTACATTGTTGTACTTATGTCCATTTTTCTTTAGGAAATCATATACATTAATCCATCTTGGTATATGTGGTGGTAGATTTTTTATATGTTCCATCGGAACAACAATAAAACCTTTATTTGTTAAAATATCTACTGTTTCTTGTGTCGTATTACCAGCAATCATTACCTTCTCTGCATCAGGCATAAACTCAAGGACAGATTCTACCCAAGGTTTTAAATGATTGTAGTTATAGTTTGTGAAACCACCAATGATTAAATCTTTTTTCTCCATGGGAAAACTCCATTATATTTTTCATTCATAATTCTATTGCCGTGATAAAAGAATTCTGGTTTAACAGAACCTTCATTTCCAGCAACACGATAATTTACTGTATATTGACCTGTACAGTTATAATTAGGTAGGTTCTGTGATAACACATTAAACCAGACTCTATCTTGTCCCCAACCACCATGCCACACAGACGCTAGTCTAATTGCATGTTCTGTTTTAAGACAATAACAATTAGTATCTATGTGACTATAATCACCAGAAAATACTGGCCATCTTCCTAAAGATTCGCAATCATCTTTACATAGAAAATTTCCATCTTTATCGGTTATGTTCCGTAAAGAATATGACCAATCCTTCTTATCGATTTCAATCTTCTCAATACAAGATTGTACATGGTTTGGTTCTAACCAACAATCTTGGTCCAGATAAAGAACGTAATCGGTATCAATTAAATGTGTGAAAGCGGCATAAACACGATGTCCATAGAATCCATTAGCACCAACATTCAAAGGCAAATAACATTTTTCTATATGTTTGGCAGAAAAATCATCAACAATCATTCTTGTTTTAGAATGATTTTTTAAACCATCCGATACGACATAACAGGTTGTTGGATAAGTTTGTTTCAATACAGAATCAATGGCTTTACGCAAGTCTGGAGAACCAGTAGTTGGTATAATCACAGTAGCACTCATAATAATTATCCTCTAGTTAATTTCAATATTTGTTCTATTTGTTTTTCGATTGTTGGTTTACGATTAGGCCAATAGATATATTCTTTATCGCCTGTACTATGTAGTTTCTGTAGGAATGGAACAATAATCTTTTCTAATTGTAATAATTGATTCCTGTATTGGTCAGCAGTTAATGATGATGCTTCATACTCGGCGTCTTTTGCAGCCTTGTTGATTGCTGCATTGTATTCTTCTTCAGATACAGCAGAGAAACCAAAATCATTATCTGTATTATGGTATTCTTTTAAAATTTTATCAAAATCTGATAGTGGCATAATTTACATTCTTACTATTACTGCGTTAGAAGGTGTACTGTCGGTTACAACAATACGACCTGCGGAATCTCCTTTTGATGGAGATTTACCATAAATTTTTGGTGTTCCTTGTGTATCTTTGGCATTAGGATCAAACCTTTGGTCTTCCCTTCTAGCTCTAAGTCTAAAATATAATTCGTGTGTTTTTGCATATTCATTTGCTTCAGTTAATTCACCATTCAGATTTAATTGATTTTTCTTTTCATCATACTTACCACTAACACTCATTGGTCCAATATACATATAATCGATTGGTCCACCCATTTTTTCATTACCAACAACAATTTTAATTTTGTCTTTACTTCCTATTTTACCATAAACATCTGGAACTTTATCACCTACTACTAATTTTTCTTTGTGTACCAAATGTTCAAATGCTGTTTTCATAAATTTTTTTGCTATACCAGGAACAGCTAATTCTAAACCTTTTAGTCCACCACCAGCAAGCGATGGTGCAGATTCACCTTTTAATGATAAATTAAGTTGTTCGGTTTTTTTACCTTTGATAACATTAAATACAACATCTGTATATGGTTCTGAACCACCAGCTTGGCGACCACCATATTTTTGTGCTCCAGTAACACCAATTATTTTTGTTTTACCGGCAATAACAGTTATTGGATTATTTTTATTTTTTTTGACAGCATTATTTACACTATCAATAACACCTTTTTCTTGTCTTTCAGCTGATGCACCTGCCATTATTAACTCCCAAATAAGGAGTATTTATCTGATAATTTGAATATCTTTGCCTGAAGTCCATACTTCAAGTTCATTTCGAATTCTATTTTCAGACTTCAATGTATCATATCTATTTGATGCTTTTTGTTTCCACCAAGCAACAACATTATTCAATTCATGTTTATGGTAATTTTCACCTGGTAATAATTTATCTGTTCTACAGTTCATGAAATCTACCATATTGGAAAATCCATAATCGGATGTGTAATATCTTTTCTTTTCTGTCAACCCTTTAGCGTTCTCAATCGTTAGCTGGAATGCCTCCCCTTCAGAACTACCTTTAAGTGCCGCTTTAGTTAAAGCTATAATCTTGGTAAAGGTTCTAAGTTTTCTACTAGTGGTTGACGTATCACCAGCCAATAAATCTCCAGTGAATCCTTCCACATAATCTTTTAGTGCATGATATCTTGGTCCGTGCATCATTGGTACCATATCAGATTCAGTAAGACCTTGATATCGAATATATGGTTTCATACCATCATATTGTGATACTGATTTTGTTGTACCATACAAACTGGTAGTTTCAAACAAACAAAGTTTCATACCATACTTCTTATTACACATTTCTCTAACTGTATGTGAGGTACAGATGGCAGATAACAATTTACCACCAAGATAATTAAATCCAAAAGGTTGTGCTGGTACGATAACAAAACCCATAATCGTGGATTGATTAAATCGTTTGGCTGTGTCTGGATCCTGAATCCAGACCTGTCCTAACAAATCATTTCTTGGTTTCATATAGATTACTGGTGAACCAAGACGAATAAAACCAAGAATCTTTCCTGTGTTCTTCTCCTTGACAGCCAACTGAATATTTCTACCAACTGGTGCCTTGTTGACATGAGATGAAGTAATGGCAACTAATGTTTCCCATGTATCATTTGGTATCTCACACAATTCAATCTCCATATCACTTGGATGCATTGAGAAATCTGAAAACAAATCATCTTCTGGTGGAAACAATGATGCTGGTATTTCAGCAACAGATTTTAGTTTCTCATCACGCATGTATTGTTCAATACTTCCCATGTCACTAAAATATTCATGGAAAGCATTTGAACAATATAATGCCTGTTCTCTAGTCAATATCATACTTTAAATCCATCAAATGATTTTTTCTTTTGTCTTTCACGGTCACCAAATGTATTGATTGGTTTATCTACGATACCAGCATCAGCAAGACCATCTTGACCTGATTGTTCAACATCATACAGTCTCATCTTTGCACGGTCAACACCAAGTGTGAATCGTTTGTACAT